TTAATTATAATTGTTGATAAATTTAAAAAAATGTGTTTATTTATTGGGTTTATTATGAGCTCGGTGATAATAAATTCTATGAGTTAATTAACATTAATTACGTCATGAAGCATCATAATTAGGGAACTCTTAGAACAACGAATCTCTACCTATCCAAGGAGCAGCGCCATTGCTGTCTTACTGAGCTACTCGAAAACCGAAATAGAGTACTTCGCAATACCGAAAGTAAATTATAGCTTTCAGTTAATCGAAGAAAAGATTGTGCTACATTTCACAGGTCCACATATTACTATTAACCTTTTTGTATAATCTGGAAACCGAGAAGATATGATAACTTATTATAATTGCAATGGGAGACAACAAATGCTTCAAATACGCCTGATTATATAGCGAACGTAAAATTACAAACTAGAATTTAATGGCGAAGAAAAATTGTTTGTATTAATACAAATATATTTTTTCTCTTATATGTTGTTAAAATCAAATGTTCGTACGTGCGGCTTGTTTGTTCTAGTAGCTTCGATGTGATAAGCAGTTATTTCGAGAACAAGGCCACCGCGCAATCGCATGTACGTGCGAGCTACGCCAATCATATTGATTGCGTCACCTCGCCAGTCTGGCGTCGGGCGCGCTGCCGAGCTCACGTTCCGCCTAGAAACGAAGCAAACATTTCTTTTTTTGTTGGTGCGAAGTCGAAATCGAAATGGATTTGAGAATCGATTGTAAAATCGAAGTCGAAAATGTCTTCACGTTACAATTCTGAATTTTATGAAAGAGAAGCCAGCATACAAATGCCGAACAAAACTACAAGTGCGCAGTTTGCAGAAACCATAAAAAATTCAATTCATCGTCATCGAAAATTACGTAACACGACACTCGCTCTTACAAAGAAAATAGAAAGCTTAAAATATGATAAAAAGAGTCGTCAGTGTAAATTGCTGAATACCACAGTGCGGAAAATCTATACCCGAAATACTATAAATAATTTATACAACCAAAAAGCTTTAATGGAGAAAAAAGACTCTGAACATCGATCTGAGATCGTACAATGGCAAAAAAAAATAAAAGAATTGAGACAATCGAAGAATAAAATACTATCCGATTATAACAAAAAGATCAAGCTCGTTGATATTTGCCTCAAAAAAGTCAAACGTTTGAAGAAATGTGTGAGAAAGTTCAGGGGAAAATTCACTTCACTGCGGAAAAACATCCAAAAATCAAAAGGACAAAACGATACGTTCTTACCATTTTTAGATTCGAAACGCAACAGATCAGTGGACATGCCAAAAACTTTCGATGATTCGGAAGAAAGATATGAAAAAATGACAGAGTATCTGAGCACAAAACTGCCTTCTAGACTTTTACCGTTAACAGTCCAGCAAGTAAATATTATGGGTGATAGTCAATTTCGATTAACGGTGCGTTCTGCTAATGAGACAAATATATTTTTTATTATTCCGCATTTATGTGTTTTGATCAATGAAGACAATACGGAATTCTATTTTCTTGAGAAAAAAATATCATCGAATAATCCATCGTTAGGATCGGTGTGTGCTGAAATGGAGAAAGGTTTCGTAGTGTCGTTTCATAAGGACACTTTTGTATTTGAAGCAAAAAGTAATATGTCAGACATAATGATATTGCGGAATCCATTTGAAGTAACTGATAGCTTTATCATTTTTCCTGACGACACAATGAGTACTGAAGAACTTCATCTGTTCACCATTCAAAAAGTGTTACGAGCAGAATTTATAAAATTATTGTGGATGAAGTATGGAATGAAATTTGAAGATAAAGACGATGATAACATAGTTACCAAGAACGTAAAAAACGTCGATAGTACTAGGTCTGAAGTCGAATTAGTGCGCGCTCTATTCGATGTGTTTCCGAATCTATCAATCTATTATCGTTATTCTCACAACACATTTTACTATTGCGATGCAAAAACAAATATTTGGGATTCGCTTACGAATGATGAATTCTACCATCACATACAGCAAACTTTAAAGAGTAGAATTCAATTAACTGAGGCAGAATTAATAAACGTCACTACGAAAGACACCATCGTGAAGATAATAGATATTATTATGCGTAAAATTGAAGATGTTGATTTCACTAAACAACTCGATTCATTGTCACATATATTTGTTACGGACAACAAGGCTATAGATATGTCAATCTTTCCACCTGTGATGCGGAGTATAAGGTGTGAAGATTTGATAAAAAGAACAAATGGATGGACATATGACCCTGATTTATCTCATAAATATAAAAAATCAGTTCAGTCATATTTTAATAAACTCCTACCTAAACCATGCGAGCAAATATGGTTTCTATCGTTCATTGCGAGAATGTTGAATGGAAAAAGATCCCAGGAACCTTGCGTAATATTGACTGACAAACGTAGAGGCAAAAGTGGGAAAAGCACTTTGACTTATCTGTTACACGCAGTATTTGGGAACTACTACCTAAATGATTCTATAATCGAAAGCTTAGGTAAATCTAATCTGGAAAACAAAAGACTTTTCGTTGCAGATGGATCAAAAAAAGATAAAACGTTGACTGGTGATTTTATCAAATCAATCATCAATTCCGATTATGTGACAGCTGAAGATACAAATTGTAACACTCATTCGATATTTCCTATACAGGCAGGTTTGATAATTGTTTCTCCCAAGCATGACGTGCTAATATGCGATACGAACGATAAAGACCTTTTAAATAGGATAGTAACTTGCCCAATGCGTTCACGATTCGTAAGTAAAAAAAAAAATGGCCTATATGAAAAAACGTGGAGAAGATATTACAGACACTTATATTGCTGATAATTCACTTCGACGTCAATTCTTTGAATGGAGATCTGCTATGCTGGACCTTTTACTGGAATTTTACGACGAATCTCTTCCACCGATCCCCAATTCTATGATAGATTTTAATAGCAATATTTCCCACAACAATGATTTATATGTTAAATGGTTAGATACACACATATCCGCAGTTGAAGACTCCGATTCATTTATAACAGCACTGCAGATAATAAATCAAATGGAAGTTTCCTATGAATCATGTGACATCGAGAGCTTAAAATCTGCAATGGCTGCATGGGCAAAAAAAAATAAATATACTTACAGAAATGTCTATGTTTACCTGGATGAACAGAAACATTATCAGACTGCTGAATGTGTCATTCTGAATGCTGCATTTTGCAATACTGCTAGTTGATAAAGCAGAAATATATATGCTTAGATGATGATTTAATTTAATAGTATTCTATTCATAGTGTTTAATAAATAATTTTGGATTCAAAATTTTGTATATTTTATTTAAACATCCTACCAACATACTGCCTATCTGGGTAACCGAATAGATGCGACTACAGTTACACACTGTTTGGGCTCGTCTGGAGTGCTGGTTGTGGCGAGCGTGTCTAGTCAATTCTATCCTAGACTTCATATAGCCTTATATTATTTCTTGTGGCTCTGGCATTTTATATATAACTCTTTTAATAAATTTACATTTTTTAAAGAGATATATATATAAGATATAGCTCTATATATATACCTAGGAAGATATTGTGTAAGACATAAGCATTATAGACTATGTAGTTATGAAGTATAAATATAAGCTAAGGCGGGATTGAAAAAGACTGCCACACCCGCCACACCTACCATCTGAACACTTCCCGAAGGAATTTAAAAATAGTCGAAGGCTTTTTAAATACATTTCGGTGAGGTGAATTCAAATAGCTTCATCCCAAAGGTGCAACTGTAACGGGTGAATTTTTTTAACCCCGAATATAGCAAAATCATGTGGTGGATACTTTACGGCAGAAATTACACTTGTCCTATCGGATATAGCGAACTTGGTGTTAAGCCTAGACTTATAGTGTCCCCTAACCAATTCACGGATGCATTGGGACACGAGGCTGATTTTTAAATAGTCCCTTAAATCAAAAAATTATCATTAGCTCCATGTTTCTGCGTTTATTCGACTTATCGTATCGAAAGGCATTTTATGGAGATTTTTTTAATGATTTTTTTCGATTTGTGAAGCACCTGAATGTAAT